CCTGAACTGTGGATTGTCCCGAAAGAACTCATGGACGAATTGTTCATCGCTCCAGCATCCGGGGAACTCGTTGTTCCACCTATGCCATTCCCTTGCGGGAACCACAAGCTTCAATTGCCCCAATCCATCCATTTGGGCCTTGCCCATGGCTTTTGCCTCAAGATTCGCCTCGATTGCCCGCTTGCGCTCCTCGTAGCGTTCCAAGTCCACGTGATACTTGAGATGCTTCTCAAGATTACGCATAAAGGACGAGCCATTGCCCGCCTTCCATTTTGGTATGAATATCTCTGCCATATCCTTTGGGCTAGGTTTGGGGCGCGGATCACGCCGCGCCCCATTCCAGATACCTAAGAATAACTTAGATCAACCGACCGTATTGGCGTCGTGCATCGCCAAGTATATGTCGAGTTCCCCAGCAGTCAGAGCGGAGGGAGATCCACTCGAAGAGTTGGTGAACAGCGCCTCAAGAGCGTCCGCAGCTGCGGCGAACGTGCCAGCAAGCGTAGTCGGAGCTGCTCCAGCGCCCGTGATAATCGGGCCTACGGCAGCGACACTGGTGGAGGTGATGAAGTTATTCGGATCACCATCCGTGCCAACTTCGATGGCAAGCGCCCCAGTGCCTGCGAAAGCAGTGGTCACGTTGACCATTGCCTTGGTGATCACGAAATCAGTGGGAGTGCTTCCCAGTGTTACCGTGACCGTGTCGCTGGAACCGCTTCCCTCGTCGATGTCAGTGTACTTGACCGTCCATTTGTGAGTGAAACCTTGAGCGCGTTCCTGATTACTCAGGACGTTCTTTCTGGTATCACCTAAAGTTACGTCAGTATTAGCCATTGTCTAATCCTCCTATTTGTTAAGATTATCCTTCGAAAACACCGAAGCCAAGAGGATTGAAACAAGCCAACCCAGCGATTACATCCGTATAACCACGTCTGCCGCCGCCTTGGTTTTCAAGTTCCGTGTTACCTTCCGCCTTGAGAACGAAAAGTCCAATAAGTTCGGGATCGATCAGGTAGCCCCAATCGTCGTCGATGGTGTTCGATCCGCTCGTTCTGTTGTTGAAGAGCGAAGGAACGATGTTCACCAGACCGAAATCTCCGTCGTAAACGTTGACCGACAAGGTGACTTGCTTGGTGGTTGCTTCCTGCGTGACGATGTAGTTGATCTCACGGGAAGTTCCCTCTGAACGAGTGAAGTTGCTGATTTGCGCCTTCAGGTCGGGAGCAGCGACCAAAGTTAATTTGGCTCCTGCATTTCCAACTGTCTCGTAACGGGATTGCACCACTGCATTGAAGTGAGACTCCAAAACAGTGGCCGTACTATCAAGCGAAGCGCTCGGCATTTGATACGCGCTGGGCAGATCGGACGGGGCTGACCCCGCTGTTCCACCGTTTGCGAGCCATTTGCCAAGACCACGTGTCTTGTATGGTGTGCCAGCGCCAGCTTCTGCCTGACGATCCTGAACGGAGCAAATAGCGGATTCGAGATCGCGTTTTAGCTCTCTCATGCTCTTTGCTTCACTATTGGCCACTTCACTGGATACACCAGCGGTATTAACCAACTCCTGAATGTCGGACACCATCCATTGGCGTCTGAACTTCTGTACGTAATTACCTAATTTCGTACGGTTGATGACTTTGTTGTCGAATGACGTGACGTCTTCACCCTCAGCAACACCCCCAAACGCTGGAGCGCTTAGGTTGTCTACCTGCCATTCCACGAAAGTTGCCGATGCTGGCAGCTTTTTAGCCATGGAAACCACAGGGGTTTCTTCGGGTTCTAAAATCGTCAATACGTCTAGGATCTGTTCGCGGTTGCCCGCTACGTTGTAAGATGCGGCTGTAGCCATATCGATTACCTCCTTGAAGTGAATTAACTCATTTGATTCTGTAGCTCGCGTAGACGAGCCAAACTATGGATGGAACCATCTGCCTCAAACTTCTTTTGCGCTTGAGCCACGGCTTGCTTGATGCGAGAACCTTCATTCCCCGATGCGCGTTTCGGCGCTGCGGACGACGATGTGGCTGGGGCAATGGGCTTTTCCCGTTGTCCCTCGCCAATTCCATTGGGTGAGCTTTTCATGCGTTCACGAACACTGAGATTGCCCTCTACGAGCAAACCAGCGATGACGTTGGCTTCTGGTATTTTATCCAAGAACTTTTGATACCGTTCCTGACTCACCAAGTTTTGATATTCCACGAACTCAGAGCTATTTTCATTACTCATCCACGGGAAATAATGCAATGCCTCGCCATCGAATTGCTGCCGACTCGCTAGGAAACCACGGCGCTGTTCCACCGCTCCTCCCTTGCGCATCATCTTTCGAGCGTTAGCCCGAATCGCAATAATGTCCTCTTTCTTGTAACGCTTTCCATGCGCCTCCGCCAGATACTCTTCGCCGTAATCGTCGTATTGAGGTTCCAACTCCAATGCGTCTTCCGCCCAATCCTCGATTGCTTGCAGGTCTTGCTCTTTCTTCTGCAAGGTTTCCTCCGTCCATACCTCGGACATTGGCTCCTCGCTGGATTCCGAAGATCGAGACTCTTCCACAGTCGATGAACCGCTGTTTTCCAGCTCACGCAACTTGTTTTCAGCCTCTTTCTTCTGAGCTGTTAATTTGCCGAATCGCTTCATCGACTCAGTACGCAAAGCGCGGCCCAAGGTCATTGCCTCGCCCTCGCTCAACGAATCCAAGTTGATGCCGTATTGATCCAGCAATACCTGCTTGTCGTTCTCGCTCTCGTCAGCCCTGTTCAATTGCTCGGACTGTTGAGGCTCCTGTTCCATTTGTTGCTCGGCTCCCGTGAAGGGAACAGTATTGTCAGCTCCCTCTTCCGTTGCCTCGCTTTGCGCTTCTTCCTTTTCGAGTAGTTGAGTCGTCAACTCGTTCAAGGTTAGATTGTCGCCTCCCTCCTTGGGAGTGTCAGTCACCACGTTTTGCTCAACCTCTTGCGGAGAATCGAGTAAGGCAGTGGAGTCAGCCTCTTGCGTTGTTTCGTCCATTTGTCAGGTATTTCCTTTCGGGTTACCAGTTGTTAATCAGTTACGCTAATAAATTCCATTAGTCAAGGACACTCTTAGACCACTGTTCAAGATCGTCCAATAGCTCGTCCATGGCTTCCAGTTTCCCAGCTTCCATGAAGTGACGATTAGTCGAATTAACGGTTTTCTCGGTCTGCATGTTCCTTATTGCGATCTCCCTTCTTTCGCGTAGATGCTCCGCGAATAATTGAAAATGGGCGTTCTTGCGCAACGCATGAGCCATAAGCCTGAGTTCCTCATACTCTATTACGCTGTATATCTTACGCTTGCCAAAGATACTCACTTCTTCTTGGTCGCTTTCTTCTTTTTGGCTGGCGCCTTCTTCTTCGGCGCCTTGCCGCCCTTATAAGCTTCGTTGACGTCGGGTGTGTCGGGATCGTCGGCCTTCATTCTGCCCTTGGCGTCACGCGCCCTCTTGGGGGCTTCCTCCTTGGCTTCCTCCTTCAACTTGCGAACACGCTCCTCAGCGAAATTCTTTTGTTGAAAACGATTGGCTCCCCCTGCTGGTTTGCCAGTGTCGTTGTCTATTACTACGTATGATCCCTCTACGATTTCTATTGTATGCGCCATGATTAGTATCCTTCCTGTCCTGATGCTTGCGCTGGCGAGCCTTGAGCTGGAGCGCCTTGAGCTGCTCCCGTCGCCCCGAATTGGGTGGGTTGCGCCCCCTGTCTGCCAATTTGCGCGTTTTGTTGTTGCTGAATTTGGAAGCTTCTTTGCTGAAAGTAATTTTCCACCCTGCCCCGCAACGCCTCGTCTTCCTGTATGCGCATCTGAATGTCAGGCTGCTGCATCCACTGCTGAAATATTTGCAGCTTTGTTTCGTGGGCATCGTTGGGGCGAACGTTCGGTGGCACGCCAGCAACCAATTCGGCTATGGTGGAGCGTTCTTCCTCCACTGCCTTGTTTATCGCTGTCTCGCGCGGCTGTATGATTTTATCCGCTGCCCCCGGCAATGCTTGCTCGATCACCATGCTCAACAGCTTCTCGGTGTCCACCACCCCGTTTCTGTCCAAGGCGCCTACCATTTCACTGATTGCCTTCACCCTGTCCACGATCTGGGCGCTATCAAGCAACCCAACGTCGAATTGCAGGTAAAAGTCGTATCGCTCCCCAGCCGCTCCCTTGTCGAAGCGCTGCACGTCGTTGACGCCTATTACCCTGAAATACTCTGAATCGGAACCATACTGTTGATACAGGCTCCACACTTGATCCATTACTTGCTTTACGTGGGAAAACGCCTTGTCCACCAAGGATTGCTGCTTGTTCGAAACGTCCTGTGGGTCTATGCCCCCGTAGTTTCTACCAAAATACTCGAACGTCATGCGGCGTATGTTCTCGCGCATCTCCACGCTGCTGCCGTCATATCTCGGAACGTCGGCGTATCGGTATTCGCCCGGTGTGCGATATGGCACTTTGACCCCCGGCCCCCATCTACTGGGCGCCCTGCCCACGGGATGCTCCAGAGGGGGCAAAGTACTGAGGCTCAATCTATCGACCGCTGCATCCATTTCCGCCTTGAGCTGCTGTTCCCAGCTCTTGCCTACCTGTGGATAGCTGCGTGTCTCGTAAAGTCTGTTGCTATACTCCTCCAGCTTGGTGACTATAAAGGGATAATCTCCATGCCGATAAGGCAGCAAAGTATGCTTTGCCCATGGATTCTTCATTTCATGACCATCGGTCACGTCTGGGTGGAACACAGTGCAGTATATTCCACTCACACCGTCCTCGTCCACAAGCCTTTGAAATGCGTAAATAGTTCGTATCGTGTCGTCGTCGGACAAGTCGCGGTCTAAATTGCCCGTTCTGTGGCGCTCCCTGTTGAAATTCACCTCGGCTCCAGTGTTTTTCCCCTTGGTGGTCTCTATGACGTGTTCCACCCAGTCCTCGTTCCATTCGTCGGTGGAGACTTTCGCCCTCAATTGCTCAGCCGTGTAGTGAACTGCAAGGAAAACATAGGGAGCTTCCTGTGGATCCATTGTCCATGAAGGCCAATATATTTCCTCGTCGCACGCCAATGCCTTGATGGCTGGCCTGTTATGCACCGTGGTGGTAATCGGTATGGTCGCCACCCCGTTCTTACGCAAATCCTTCAGCATGGTGCCAGCTTTCTTCTCGCTCACCTCGTATTGAGCTGCAAACAGCTCGGATAGCATGGAGTCATTCGCCTCATCCAGCATCATCTCGGCCAATTCAGGTATTTGCTGCGCAATTTTCTGTAGATCAACCTTTTCCAAAACCTTTTGATCACGCTGCTCCCAGTACACGTAATGCACCATGATCCCCTTTTCCATCAAGTGGTTGAACCCACGCTCGTATTCGCGCTGTACGTTCTCCATCTTCACTTGAAGCATCCACTTCATGAAGTTTTGAATCACCGATGCCCTTGCAACGTCCTCGCTTTCCACTGGAGTAGCCACCAAATTGGCGCGCTTCAGCACACTGGTAAGCATACTGACGTGGCTGCGTATGACGTCGTCGATCAAATTGCAACTCAGGTCGCTGGCTCCCTCCCAAGGGAATGGCTCGCCGTCCCCCGCGCGGGAGTGTTTCCTATTATCCCGCGTCTTACCCGGCCATATCTGGAAGCGCTGATCATAATCATCCTGACGCTGCTCCATGAACTCACCAAGATCACTGCGCGTTTCCTGATACGCTTCCGCCAATGCAGTAATATCGGGATTACCCTTCGGATCAAACTCCAATGCTTCGTCAATCGACTCCATAATACCTCCTATTCGTCAATTTCAGCTAATATACCTCATGTCAACTACTAATGCAGATCTTCTTCCTTTACGTCTGGCTTCGGCATACCACCCCTCTTTACCCAAAATCTATGGCATGCTTCGTCTATCAACCTACAATCCTTCTGCGTTATGACGTGTCCCAACTGCTGCTGTCTGGCGTAATACCTCTTGGTCGCCCTAGCGCCCTCCTTGCCGCCCTTCACGGCATGCGCCTTCGTTAATTCGTGCCTTGGCATCTAGTATCCCCCTCCTCCAGCCACCGCGAGCTGTGTCTCCGTGACGTGATCCAAGGGCGTCACAGCCCCATAACGCAATACGTCTATGAAATCCTTGGTTTGCTCCTGACGCGAACACCCCGTGTATTCCGTCATCGCGTATATCAAGTTGTCGCAACGCTCCGATATAAACAAGCTCGGACGGTTTTCATCATCCATGGGCTTGGTATCGTCCCAACTAAGCAAGTCGTTTATCTTCTGTATGCCATGCTCAATCTCCAAACCCGGCGCTGGACGCAAGTAAACGTCGTAATCCATCATCTCGTTTATCATATTCGTTTCACCCATCCCCGTGCGCACAGTGGCCTTGCCGAATCGTGGATCAACCAAACGCTCGAATATCTCCTCGTCCTGCTCCAAATCCTTCATCAAGTTGGCGTAATCCTCGTAACCATAGCCCACGGGACGCTGACCCGGCCCCGGTTTACCTATTGACTTACCCTGCGAATTTGCATGCGGCATAGACCATGCCCCCACAGTGGAGTCAGGCCACTCCCTGTACACCCACCAACGCCCCTCGTCGTCCACTGCCACCCAGATCATTACCCACGGCTTGCTGCCAGCAGGGT